TGGCAAACGGCCCCAGATATCACCCAAGCGCACGTCAAGTTGGACGCTTTGAGAGAAGAAGCTTGTGGCCCCAAGAAGAAGAGGAAAGGATTCCCGGCTCAACCTTTAATGAATTTCTGGGGAGTGGAAGCCCTATAAATTATGAGGCTTTAGGCTTACCTATGGATCGAAGGCAACGCGAAGAAGAGCAGTTCATAAGTAGTTTGTGGGGTGATCCGGCTGACAGCGATTACGATATACAAATGGTTAGACGAGAGGACTTAGGGTTGCCTCCTTTGGAAGAGACTCCGAGCCTTCTGCCGAGGACGTATCTAGCGGATACGATAGACCTGGATAGATTGATACGTGCTGAGTCTAGTGGCAAGAAGGGTCAAACCTCCTCACAGGGAGCCTATGGGTTAGCCCAGTTTATGCCTGAGACCTATGCGAATTGGCATAAAGATTCAAAGATAACTGGTGTTCCCATACCTGAAGTATTTAAGGGGAAGAAGTTTGAGGAGGTCATGGACGATGAGGTGCTTGCAAAACTGGCAGCCAAGACTTATATGAGAATGCTGGAGAGGTACTTGGAGAGGGCAGAAGGACTAGGCCCAGATGATGTGACCGTAAGAAATATCTTAGGTTCCTACAATGTTGGCCCTACTAAGTATAGGAGCAGGGTCAGGAAGAGAAGGAATTTTCTTAGAGGTGCAGGAAGGCGTGATCTTGAGGATGTCCCTTTCCACTTATGGGAAAGATGGTTAAAAGTAAAATAAAGGAGATAGGACTCTAATGGACTACGGAGGTGGATATCTAGGAGACCCCAGAGGACGCGCAGAGTCCATCGCTGACACGGTTCGCGATGGTCCTATGGACACAGGCTTCATAGCCGAGGTCTCTATGTCTGATGCTGTGAAAAATTCTTCCGCTGGAGATTATTCGACTCGTGCCCTAGAAGAGCTGGGTCATGATGTAACGGTAGAGGCCATCAGGTCAGCCCCGACATCTGGAGATGCTTGGGACGCTGTCAGGAACGCCAGAATAATCGGTGGTCATGCTACATTTTTGGGTGGGGCAAGTGCTCTAGCCTCGGTACATCCAGCCCTTGCTGTTTTAGCGATGACCCCACAGGGGTTCATTACTGAGGCCGCATCTAAGTTCTTTTCACTTGGTCCCAAACGTACAGGAAAGAACCGGTTTTTCGATGCCCTGAGAGGTGATTATTTTGGTACTGGTTCTACGCTATCCCGTCTAAACACCAGTTTGTGGGACGCCCTATTACCGGATGAACCTGAAGAAGAGTGGTCTAGTAATGCCGACGATTGGCCTAGTTTAGATTCTCTACGACCGTCGTGGGCATTGAGAAGAAACGACGAATGATAACATCTAAACAAGAAGCCTTTGTTGATGCTTTCTGCATCACAGGCAACGCAACCAAATCGGCTGAGATAGCTGGGTACTCACCCACTACGGCTCGCCAAAAGGGCTATGCCCTGAAAAACCAATTTTGCCGTGAGATTGAAGATAGGATACGGCAGATGATGGTAGACCACATCCCTGTCGTGGTGGACAAACTGAAGTACCTGATATGTGACGCTCAAAGCGAGTCTGTGCAGTTGGGCGCAATAAAGGACTTCCTTGACCGGGCTGGCATGAAGCCCACCGAGAGGGTTGAGACTATAACGCGTGTTGAGTCTATGTCTGAGGATGACATAAAAAGGGAGCTTGCCTCGCTGAGAGGTGAGATTGTCGAAACACCGGAGATTTTAAACTAATGCCAGTAAAGAAGGTCAAGGGAGGCTACAAGTGGGGCAAGTCTGGAAAGACCTACTCAAACAAAGCAGGAGCACAACGACAGGCGAGAGCTATACATGCAAGCGGTTATAAAAAGGGAGCTAGAGCTAGAAAGGGAGCTTAGACAGCGAGAAAGGTATAACCAGCTTGATCGATACGACCCCTACCCTTACCAGCTAAAGTTCCACGAAACAGGGGCTTACGCCAACCAACGTCTGCTAATGGCGGCGAACAGGATTGGAAAATCACTTGCCGGAAGCCGTGAGCTTGCTATTCACTGCACCGGACTGTACCCCGAATGGTGGAAGGGAAGACGATACCGGCAACCGATAGTAGCTTGGGCCGGTGGGATCTCTAACGAAACCACCAGAGACATTGTGCAATATGAACTCCTTGGTTCGCCTGATGACCCGGACGCATGGGGGTCAGGGGCTATTCCCAAGAAGTATATTGTAAGTTCTGAGAGGAAGCCCGGCGTTCCTAACGCCAAGTCAGTCGCCTTAATTCGGCATACGAGCGGTGGGAATTCCTCTCTCTTTTTTAAAGCCTACGAGATGGGCACAGAGAAGTGGCAAGGTCGTTCTGTCGATTGTATCTGGCTGGACGAAGAACCAAGCAGGGAGCTGTATAGTCAAGCTGTAACTCGAACGCTTGATCGGAGGGGTATGGTCTATATGACCTTCACTCCTGAACAGGGTATGACAGAGACTGTCGCGTCTTTCTTGAACAACCTAAAGGACGGACAGAGTTTAAACAACGCCACATGGGACGACGCTAGTGAAAAAGTAAGGAGTCTTGGTGGGGAGAAGGGACACCTCAATGAGGCTGTCATGGAACAAATCCTTAGTTCTTACAGCCCCCATGAGAGGGAGATGCGGAGATACGGTAGACCAGCTATTGGTTCAGGTCTTGTATTTCCCATACCAGAGGAGCAACTGATTGTATCCTCATTCCCCATACCCGACCATTGGCCCAGAATAGCCGGGATTGACTTTGGTTATGATCACCCGACTGCGGTCGTTTGGTGCGCGTACGACCCAGAAAAGGAGCTTACCTATATATACGACTGTTATCGTATGGCAAAAGCCCCCCCTTCGACCCATGCAGCGGCAGTAAAGTCCCGACCGGGATTCATCCCTATAGCATGGCCACACGATGGTAACCGCAAGGATTCAATGGGTAATCCTGGATTAGCGGAGCAATACAGGGATTTAGGGTGTAATTTCCTACCCTTTCTCTTTGAGAACCCTCCTGCTATTGGTGAGACTAAGGGAGGTAATTCTGTAGAGGTTGGGATTATGGAGATATACCAGAGGATGTCTAATAACAAGTTTTTCGTCTTCTCTGAACTATCAGATTGGTTTGAGGAGTTCAGAATGTACCACAGGAAGGACGCGAAAATAGTAAGTCTAAGGGATGATCTCATGTCAGCTACAAGATACGCAGTAATGTCGTTACGATTCGGTATGGCAGGGGTGGACCCGCAGTGGACAAAAGATATCGAGTATCGTAACTACGGGATAGTCTGATGGATTGGTTGGAATGGTTTCGTAAACGTTACGAAGAAACGAAGGGCTACGTAGGAGGGTATCCTGACGCATACTTCTCTAATGTAAAGCAGGGACTGTTACAGTCAGCCGAGCAATATAAAAAGGATCGTGGAATAGGATCGTCATGGGCACTGCCCTTTGCTTTCTCATTGAACCCGACCAACGTTGCTGTTGGTGATGCGATAACAGCGGCGGCGAAGCCTATCGCTGACATCACAGGGGCTGAACAGCAAGACGTAGAGAATACGCTCAGCGCGGCGACACTGGCTTTCCCTTTGATTAGAACAAAAGGGTTGAGTCTGTCTGGAAAGACAAGAGGTATATCGAAACAACCTCTTTTGACCTATGCCGAGAAGTACCCTCTTTCCCTGTGGATGGATATGCCTGAGTGGTCATCTGTTGAGAGTGTAACTCAAAGAACAGACGCTCCCAATCCAGTGGAGACGTTCTACTATTCTAGAGCTGTAGAGCAAGCGAGAACTTTAAGTACCGATGAGGAATATCCGCTTGCAGATATTGTAAATTGGTTACCGGGCAGTAAGGTAATTGATCAGTCTACCGGAGAACCCGGTCAGGATTTGTCTAGATATGCCAAGGATGCGATAAAAGACGAGCTTCAGTATTTTGGAGTTGATCAATGGGCACAGAACCAGATTGATTTAGGAAAGACCCACTTTAAGCCACAAGATCTACTGGACTACTTGAATGAACAGGGTGAGATACCATTCAGGCTTCGCACTTCATTTGCCGAGGCTCCTGATACCGGGGGTTATGATGTAAGTCACGATATAGAGTGGACACGCGAGTACGGTAACGCCGATTCTGCTCAACCCGACGCGCCAACCCCCACCGAACTTGGTATCGATACAGAACTCTTCAACGACTGGGGGGTTGATGCTGCCGATCCAAGCAGACTCCAGAGAGCTACTGACTTTCCTTACATGAACGAAGGGTGGGTTCGCGGAGTACCGTTTGCTGGC